TGTAGATGACGTAGGAGTCATTTTCGATGCTGGCGCTGCTGGTGTAGAACCACCATATCTCACCGAACTTGGAGTTATGCACAGCGTAGACCTTGCTGGCCTGCTCCAAGTTGATATTGCTGAACACGTAGTCGCCAACGTCAGAAGGTAGTGGCTTGACGTAACCGTCGTAAATCCAGAAACCTGAACGTGACATCCAGATGGCTGCTGTATCAATAGCCGCTACAGCCTGGGGTCCAATTAAGCCGCAGCCAGAGCCAGCCTTCTCAAAGCTGAACACGAACGGCTGACCAATGTAGCTGCTGGTGTGGACATCAACGTCAGTGAATATCAGGTTGACGCCTCGCACCCGCTTACCCGCTAAGATGGAGCCGACAGTTGTCAGCTCAAAGCTGCCTGCTTGGTTATTGGCGGCTGGTGACCAGGTGGTGTTGTCCTCCTGATCACACCAAGCCACAAGCCGAGGATTACCGCTGGCACCCAAGGCGAACATGAAACGCTCAGAGGTGGTCATCACCGCCGCGCAACTGGTGGGTGCATTGACAATTGCCACTGCCTTCGTCGGCGTTGTGAATCCCAACTGCCACTCCAGCAGTTGACCGTCAGAGTTGCAGCAGCCGACCCAGTATTCACCCCATGTGTCCATTGACCAAGTAGCAGCGTTGATGATTGCGCCAGTGTCTGGCCTAGCCACACCATAGGCAAATGCACCATAGTTTCCGTAGCCATAGCCAACTAGCAATGACGCATCTGCTGCACCAGGTGTGAATATGGTTGGGGTTATTTCCTTCAGCGTCCCCGCCTGGTTCATCACATACAGCTTGGTGTTGGTGCCAGCCACAATCCACCGGGTTGAGCTGTTGTCCCGCCAGTTGATAATGCCACGGCAGGTGCCTGACATCTGTCCATTAGCCCTCTTGCGCCAGCCACCAACTGGCCTGAGTGTGTTCTCAAACCACCGAACCAAGTTAGCGCCGAACCACCGACCCATTGATTGGTATTCAGTGCCGTTACGGTAAACGCCTGCTGGTATCTTGAGTGGCATCAGCATATTGATCTTTCAGACAAACTGTCTAGTACCTTGCTTGTCGATAATTAGAGCCTGACCCCTTGGCTTTTCAGCGATGCTGATGTGAGTCCAAGAATCGTATTCACGGATGATTTGGTCAAAGGGAAGTTTAGCCGAAATCAACGTCCTCACCACAGCGTCTGGCGTCATCCCAGGCACCCTAAAGTCACAGGCCAAGCCTTGCCTATGCTGCGAGGTGTCCTTGCTGCCCACGGCATCATTGACAGCCTTGCTGCGAAAGGCTGAGTTGACCATCACAGGCTTGCCGCCAAGTGCTGTCTTCATTGTCTCCAAGAACTCAGCCAGCCGCTGAAGGTTTGCCAGCTCCTGTGCGTTAGGCGTGTTGTCCAGGCTGCGGTGGTCAGTGCAGGTCAACTCAGCAAGTGTGAAGTGCGGTGTCATTTTTTACTCAGCAAATCTGTCTTGGCTTGGCTTCCAGCAGAACTGCCGAAATAGTAAGCAATGATGCCAGTCCAAGCTGTGCCTAGACTGCCCAGCATCATCAGGATGGCGGGGTTGGCACTGTCAATCTTGTTAAAAAACATCATCACCATGATGGAGAAGAATCCCAAGGTCACGGCACCAGCCAGTATTGGCGGCATCATGGACCTAGTGGCTGACTGCATATCCCTTGCGGATTTCCTATCCTCCACCTCCAGCTTCTCAAAGTTGAGGCCAAGCTCCTGCGCTTGCTTCTGCAACTCAATCTCAGCAATCTTCACCATTGCAATCTGATCTGCCGTCAGCTTGTTGCTGCTGATCATGTCTCCCACCTTCTCGGGGTCAACCCCAATGGCCTTGGAGATGGCGCTTACCGCCATGCCTGCCAATGGTCCACCCAGTGCAGTGGCGATCGTTGGTGCAATCTGTTTAAGCCAATCCATTATTTCTCCTCCTCATCGTGAGATAGTTTGACGCCAGCCAATAGGCCAATGAATCCACCAATGATGGTCTGGAACGCCGGGGATACCAATTCAAAAATCTTGTTGTTGTCGACCTTCTCATCAAACAATCCCATCAGCATCACCGCGACCATTGCCATCACGACAATGCATAGCGTCAAGCTGACCATCAAGGTGACAAAGAATGTCAGCTTTGCCTTCATGTGTCCCCCACAAGTTGCCAAGTGAACCACGCGGTTAAACCAATCACTACAGCCACCAATGCAGCCCACAGACCAAAGGTCAGGATGTCGTTAATCTCTTTAGCCCTCAGTGCCTTGGCCTGAGCCTTCTCTGCTTCTGCCTTCTTGCGTTCAGCCACCATGCGGTTGCGCTCCAACATCAAGGCATTCCACACGTCGTCATTGCCCGACCAGATCAGCATCTGCTTCAGTTCGTTCTCTGCGTCTTGGAGTTGCTTGAGTTGCATCACCGTCTCAAACGCAACTGCCGTATCGCTCTTGCCAAAGCCCTTTGGCTTCTTCACTGACTCCTTGGCGATAACGTCCTTCGCCTCGAAGAACTTCATCAAGTCGCCGCTGATGCCATTGATGTCCTTGCCCATCTTGATGGCAGCTTGTATCCCTTTGATGGCTCCTTGGGCTACAGCAAATGCGGTTAGCGGATCAATCATTTGTCCCGCCTGTTCCACATCTCAAACAGCGTTTTGATCTTCTCTTCCAGAACAGCTACCCGCAGGTCCAACTTTGCCAAGACAATGATCAAGGTGATCAGCGCCAGCAGGATGGGCCAGGCTTTTGACAGGACTTCAAATAAGTCCACTTCATCTGCCCAGCGTCAGAGATGCGTAAACGATGGCGGACATGGAGACGATCAAGACACCCGTGGTTTTCATAATCACGCCTTCCAGCCGCTTGAGCCGAGCATTGATCTGTGCATACCGTTCTGCACAAACGGCCTCATGGCTCGTCAATCGGATGTCTATTTCACTCATGGTGCGTCAGGCCAAGTAATAGTCCAAGGGAATCCAGCCTGTGCTGGGATGTCTCGCAAGGCTTGGCAGTAATCTTTCCACGCCTGTGAAGGTGTCATATCACTGCGAAACCGCCAATCAGTCTCAGTCAGTTTGTCATCCCGGCTGGTGCGTACCGCCTTGGCTTGCTCTGCGTCCTTGCTGGCCTTGTACGCAGCCTCTTGCTCGGCAGCAGTAGTAGTTACACCATCTACAACTTGGTCTAAGAAGACAGGGCCGAGGATGTACTTGGTGTACCACTTGCCATCAATCTGCTCAACGCCAGCCGCTTGGCTGTACTGGTAGACCGTCCCGTTAGTCGCTTGTGGGCCTTCAAAGACTACATCAGCACCCAGTGCTGTCAAGACCTCGGTTGTTGTTGTGTCCCACGCTGGGCCACCATTGGCTTTTTGGTATGCACGAAACTCTGCCTCGTACATTACCGCGCCTGTTTGTGTTCTGATTTGCATGATGTGTCCTTACGCGATTGCCAAGAAGATGAACGAACCGCCATTGGCATTGATAGCGGCTGGCGCTGTACTGCTGATCTCAAAGCCTGTTGATGCTGTGTCAATGTAGTCTGTACTCGTGACTTCAGCCGCTGTGCTGTTCAAGAGCAGGTAAGGGTCGTTACCCGCCACGATGCCCCGTGCGCTGTCCCAGACGTACCAGTCACCAGTAGAGTCAGTGCGCTTGATGAGAACGAATCTTGCCCCGCCTGTGAAGCCGCAGTTGATGGTCTGGGTTGTGCCGTTGCCTGTGTAGCTGCCTACTTTGGAAACACCAGCGCAGGTTGCGAAGAGGTAGGCTACAAGGCTGCTGCCACTGCCATTTACTGAAGCTGCAGAGTTCACTGTGAAAACAGAAGAAGTCGGTGAGGTATTGTTAAAAAAGGCGGCGCTTGTGGTTGGCCCAGATGTAGTAAATTCAAGAGCCTTTGTATTTCCCAGTGCTGCCGTGTACACAATCCAATGGCTTGCAGACGATCTGTTCTTTATAATCATCATCTCAGGCGCAACAGTCAAGTTATGCGTCACAGTCGTTGCACTACCCGTCCCCGTATAGCAAACCTCATCAAAGAAGCCGGGGGCGCGTTTAAAACTCCAGTAAATCATTGGGGTTGTGACACTTCCTTGCGGGTATGCAAAGTTGTCCAGAAAGCCATCGTTGTAGTCAAATGTCCAACTGTACGGAGTACCCCAACTTTGTTCGGCTCCGGTTAAATTTGTTGCTACTGAAACGGAGCCACCCCGCAATCTATCAACAGCATAGCTGTTTGGGAGACCAGCATGGTCACGCTGCGTGGTTATTAACAGGTCAGTAGCAAATGGATTTGTTACCTTAGTACCCGTTAAATTTGCAGCAGGCGTCAATGTATCAACATCAAACACACTCGTCCCCAGCGTAGGCACTTTCATCGGGCCACGGCGTATGGCTATGTAGATGATGTTATTGCCAGAGTCTGCACCCAAACTATTTTTAGCAATAAATCCTGTAGCCGTTGGCCTTGGAAAATATGCGATAGTAGTGTTAGTTTCTGCGTTAGATTTATTGGCCAACAACTCTGCCGTGTTAGTGTTTGACATACCCCGCATTACATCGTACATACCCCAATCTGCGCTAACAGTTGCATCTTTTACCATTATCCATTGCGGCTCATACCCAAGAGTTACAGTTACATCAGTGCTGGGGCCAGCAGAAGTAAAACTCCCACACGAAATCACATTGTCCGTACCCGTCAGGCCAAAGCCGCCTGCGTCATGGGCGAAGAGGTAGGCAACGTAGGTTGCACCAGACTGATTTACATTCGTATTTAAATTTAAATTTGTAGCAGTGTTGCCAAGCCACGTTAAGCTGTAATTTTGAGCTGCGGCTGCGCTATTCAGAATGGCAGTGTAAAATTCACCAAGAGATCGATGCGATACTTGCCAATCCCCGGTGCTGTCTGTTCTTTTAAAAATTACACAACCCGGAATAGCGCCTAGCGAATGGGCTACGTTACGATTGTTAGTGCCATCCCCCGTATAAGTCACAACATCAAAGAACTTTGGCTGCTTGCGGAATGTCCATGAGACGTAGGTATTAGCATTTGCATTATTGGCTGATGACCCAGTATTTAATGAAAAATTAGTGGTGTTATATGTAATTGCAGCAGAACCAGAATTAAAAAGAGCCTCATCCCCATTTGACCTCAGATAACTTGTATTTCCAAGTAAAGTCGTCCACCATTGATGCAGTTCAGCCGACCCTCTATTTTTAATCCAAACCAACCCACCTTTAGTAGACAAGTCAATACCATTGGTGATGGTCTGTGTAGAGCCGTTACCCGTGTAGAGGTAGGTGCTGAACACCGACTCTATATAATTTGGCTCTGCAACAACCCCTCCTCCGAATGCGTCATAAGACGCAGCTCCGCTTGTAGCTTGTAACGGCATTGTTATTCCTTATCTTTACAGTTATCAAAGTGCCAACGCTTTGCCATTGCTGGCGATGCTAGTTTTTGGCAATGAGGACATTCTATTTTTGCTTTGGGTTTACCAGTTAAACCTGCTTTAATTTTTGCTCTATGCTTATCCGTAAAACTTCTTCCCTTTAAAGCCTCAGAAGTCTTACGTTTGGTTTCTTCAGATGGTCTGTAAGTTGTAGTTAATCTGGCTTTGGCAATGTTTACTCGACCTTCTTCAGACTTGGGTTTTGACATTGCTTGACGATGTTCTTCTGTAAAAATACGACCCGCAAACAACCCACGCATCATTTGCTTGTGCTCCTCAGTATGCTTATATCCTTGAGCACCATCCCCGCCGTCAGTCATGTTGGTCAATGGGATACCAATATCACGCATTTCGGCAATCAACAAACATTCAAAGTCAATGGCATCAGCATCTGACACGTTTTCTTCTACTTTGGCAATAATCGGCTTTAAACCAAGCGACATCAATTTGCGAATCTTGTTTAACTTCTTTGATTTGCGGCTGGTGTAATACTTAGCCTCGTCTAAATGAAACTCGCAGCGTTTACCATGCCCTTTACCAACGTAGAAAGGCAACCCATTTCTGGGGTCTGTTAGTGTGTAAACGTAGGCGGTGTTCATTACGCCTTGAATTGTGTGTTGCTTGCTAAGACGGTGAAGGTTGCGCTGCCGGTCTTGATGATGAGATAGCGGTAACTGTCTATTCCGCTAGCATTACCAGCAGCAGGCGCACCGCCTAGCCAGCGTGTAGTGACTCCAGAGGTTGTGCCATCCACTTGCACCACGTTGTTGTAGTAGGCAGTCGAGCCTTGCGTGACCAAGAAAGCCACAGTCACAGACTGCCCCGTAGTCATGGCAGTGTTCAACGATGTACCGCTGGACGCTCTAAAGTTGACAGTCCAGTTGGCACTTGCGTTGCTAGTGTAGTACTGGACAGACTGGGTGGTGACATCGTAGTTGATCGTGCCTGTAGCCGCTGTTGCTGAGACTGTTGCCACCTCTGCCGTGTCGTTCAAAATCATCGC